ATCAGATAATACTTGTGATACTACACAAGGAAGTCCTAACGTTACAATGGATAGCACAGCAAATATAGAAGTTGGGATGAAAATAACTGGTCCTGGATTAACAGGGACTACTGTTCAAAGTATTACTAATTCTACAACATTTGTAGCGTCAGCAAACGCTTCACAAAATGGAACAAATGTCACATTAACATTTGGTAAAGTTTATACGCCAATAGGAGGAAGCTTGACAGCCCTTAATTACAAAGAGGGAGATAAAGGAGTGATTGTTTATTCAGCTCCTCCAATTATTGACGAAAATACCGATGCATGGGTATTAACAGAATTTGAAAACGTAGCTTTATTATATGCAGCGTCATTAGATATGTTAAGATTATCACATTCAAAAGATGCAGAAAAGATTTTAAAGGGCGGTATGTCTTCAGATGACGCAACAAGTAAAACAAGTTTATCAGCAATACATTGGTTGCAAGACGAAGACCCTGAAATAGCTGAATCAGTATTGCAAGTTTCTCAAGGAGATTTAAGTGTTGCAAATCAAAGATTGCAAGCGGCGATTTCATATTATCAAAGAGCTGTCGCAGAATTACAATCTATTACAGGGGCATTATCAGCTCCAGCGCAACAACAACAATCTCAAAGACAACAAGAGGGAAGTTAATTATGAAAGTTTTAGAAATTATGGAAAGAGCAAATTCACGTGATACTAAATTAGTAATTGCTTATATTAAAGATGCAATTTTACAAATACAATCATCTAACGAATTAGATACAAAAACAACTAAATCAAATATAGTTAAAAATACTAGAGATTATGATTTACCTGCTGGGTTAGTAGCAATCAAAAGTGTTAGTGTGTTAGATACTGAAGATGATAATAAATATAAAAAAATTAGAAGATTATTAGATGACCCAGTTGTTACAGAGGATACAAACCCATGAGTTATGATACAAATAGAACGTACGCATATGTACAAAATGGCAAACAATTAAGATTATATAAAATTGTTAGAAGTGCTGGTAGAATTGTAGACAATCAAGGAAGATTAAGTGGCGGGGAACTTGATGATATAATTTATCCAGATGAAGCAATTACTAATGGATTAAGAATTGAATATACTGCTATTGAAAAACCTTTTGTTCAAGAAGACCCAGAAAGCACAGTTCATTCTAGCTTAACTGAAGATACTTCTCCTGATGAAAATTCTCATTTAAATGCAAATAGAATGATTTCATTAGCAATAGTTTGTTATGTAAAAGCTCAATTAGCAGAAAGAATGGGGCAAATAGATGTAAAAGAATATTATATGCGAGAATTTTATAAAAAAGTAGCAGATAACGAAAGCAATAAAAATAAAGTATTTATGGCAAGTCCAATAAAAACTTTTTCAATATTAAAATAAATCATAGGAGATTAAAATGGCAAAAGGACTTAATGATTATGCGGTACAAGAAAGTGTTGCTCCGTATATTAAAGCAGTAGTTGCAACAACTAGCGACCAAGATGCGTGTAGAGCAGTTCATATGAAAGGCACATCAGCAAACGTTACTTTAACAGTAAATGGTGTTGATGTTGTATTTTATTTGTTACAAGGACACACATATCCAATTTGTGCGACAAAAGCAAGTGCTAACACAGTAGTATTTTTATATTAGGAGTAATAAATGATTTCATCAAATCAATATCAAGATATAGAATTACAACAAAACGCAGATTTTACTAATGTGATTACATTGGATAGTTCATATACTATGACTAGCGATATGAAATATGCAGCTGTAATTGTAAAAGATTATAAACATAGTGCATTTACTGGACCAGGTAAAACTGGTAACGGGGTAAATGGAACGCCAGCAGATAATGACCAATGGGCATCAGGAAATCAAAATGAAGTACATTTTGATGTAGTAGCAAATCGAGCTGCTAAAACAATAACTCTTACATTACCAGCTGAAGCTATACAACATTTTAATGACGATTTTGAAGGACATTGGGATTTGGTAGAGAAAAATGACCTAACAAACGATAAGTGGGTAAGGCACATACAAGGAGATGTAATAATTTCTAAAGGTGCAACTAAGTTAACACATACATTTACGGCATCTGTGTCAGGAATTGGAGGAGGAGGATAATGGCTATAAGTGCTAAAGTTACAACGAATAAAGCTGTAAAAGCTACTGTGCAAAGAACAAGCGCTACAAAAAGTGTAGGTGTACAAAATGCTACTAAAGTTCAAGATAGTTTTAGTATTGATGCTAGCCAAATACCTATTAGTTTAGACAATAGCGATGCGACTAATGTTAGAGATGCATTAAACGATACTGCAACAGCTGATGCTACACAAACATTAACAAACAAAACAATTAATGCTGATAATAATACACTCAGCAACGTAGAAGTAGATAATTTGAAAGCGGGAGTACTAGATACGGACTTAAGTTCAACAGCTGGTACTGATACAACATTGCCTAGTGCCAAGGCAGTAAAAAGTTACGTTGATACACAAGTTTCAGGAGAAGATACTCTTGATGAAATGAATGATACTAACATAACAAACCCAAACAATGGAGCTTTATTAAAATATGATAGTAGTAGTTCAAAGTGGATAGACGTAGATGATATTAACGGCGGAACATTCTTATAGGAGAATAAAATGAGCAATAGAATAAAAATAAAAAGAAATAGTTCTGCTGATTTTGATTCATCAAGTTTGCCATCTAGTTTACATTATGGTGAGTTAGCTTTTCAAAATTATCAGAAAAAACTATTTATAGGAAGATGTACAGCAGATAATCAAGCGGATAGTGGAGCAACAACAATACACTTACCATTATTATCTGACTTAACTGATGGTAATGGACTTACAAAAACTGTAGCAAGTGGAGATACAGATAATAGTGTAACATTAGCATTAGATTTAAACGAATTAGGAACTGAATCAAGTATAGCACAAGCTGATTTTATAGCAATGGTAGATGCTGATGACAATGGTTCACAAAAAATTACTTTTAGTAATTTAGAAGATACTATTTTTGGCAATGTTGGTTCTGACATTACTATAGCAGCAGGTGGAGCAGCAACTATTGGAACAGACAAAGTTCATGGAACTATGTTAAACACGGATGTAGCTGATACTTCAACAATAGAATTATCAAGCGATACTTTATCTGTATTAAAAGTACCAAATGCATTAACTGCGGGTACTGGTATAACTTCAGCTGGAACTTTTGATGGAGCAAATGCTAGAACAATATCTATAACTCCAGCACAAACAGCTATTACATCTGTAATTAATACTTCACTTAAAGTAGGTAGAGCAGCAGATACTGAATATATAGATTTTGGTACAGACAACGAAGTCAGAATTGCGGCTAATAACATTCCTATGATTAAAGTTATAGATGCTACACAAGATTTAGTAGAAATTGGACCTGGAAGTACTGATGTAGATTTTAAAGTATATGATTCAAGTGGAAGTTCTGCATTTAGCGTACAAGCTAGTGATGGTGCAGTAACAGTTGCTGGAGCATTAACTACTAATTCAATTAGCACAACAAACTATATTGGTACAAATGTAGTAGCAAATACTTACAAATATAATAATAGTGGTAGTGCTGGAAATACTGCATTTACAATTGGAGCAAGTGGAGGAGTTAACTTTAATGCAGCAATGACACAAAATGCAAACTCTAAAATTTCAGTAGATTCAACATCTGGGGCTATTTTAAGATTATATTCAGCTAGAACTGATGTAGATGTATCTAATGTGTTAGGAAGAATTGACTTTGCAGCCGAAAATGAATCAGCTGGTTCAGATGCTGTAGCGCTAGCAGCTTCTATTGAAGCAAAAGCGGCAGCAGACTTTACGGCAACCGCTAACAAAACTGATTTAATATTTTATGTTGGCGAAAGTGGAGTAGCTCAAGAAGCAATGAAAATTGGATGGGACAAAAAAGTTACCATTCAAGGTGATTTGCAAGTAGATGGTACTACAACTACTGTTAATTCAACTACAGTAACTGTTGATGACCCTATATTTACATTAGGCGGAGACGGAAATGCAGGTTCTGACGATAACAAAGATAGAGGTATTGAGTTTAAATATCATACTGGAAGTGCAGCAAAAGTTGGATTCTTTGGATTTGATGATACTGATTACAAATTTAAATTTATTCCAGACGCTAGTAATTCAAGTGAAGTCTTTAGTGGTAGTGTAGGTAGCGCTGAGTTCAATGATGTAGAAGCAGCTACTATTACAAGTGCTACTATAGATTGCGGAACTTATTAAGGAATTAAATGTCAAATACGATTAAAATAAAAAGAGGTACTAATCTCTCAAATGCTGGTACACCAGAAGCAGGAGAGTTAATATATAAAAGCGATACTAACGAACTATATGTTGGTAATGGCTCTACTGCAGCTACTGGTTTAACACCTATTGGTGGTAGTGCTACTATTAATAATTCAAATTGGTCTGGTACTGATTTAGCAGTAGCTAATGGTGGTACTGGTGCATCTACTTTTACTTCTAATGCTATATTAACTGGTAATGGCACAAGTGCTATACAAGCAGAGTCTAATCTTACTTTTAATGGAACACAATTAACTACTACTGGAAAGATTAAAATAGATTCTGGTAGTTTAGGCGTACATACTAATCCACTATCAGATACGGGTAGTATTGTTGCAACAAATGATATTATTGCTGGATATGGTGGTGGTGGTATAGCATTAACTATTAATGACGGTGGTGGTAATGCTAATGTAACATTTAATCATAGAAATAAAGTTCCAGAACAAGATGGTAACTCAGGTAGAATTGAAGTAAATACTGATAGTTCTGGTGGCGAATATATGGCATTTGAATTAGCAGGTAGCGTTTCAGATGGAGTGTCTGTTAATACAAGCGAAAAACTTAGAATTGATTCAGCAGGCGCAGATGTAACTGGAGCATTAACTGCAACTGGTAAAATAAAAAGTACGGTAAGTGGTGGGTTTACTATTGGTAATGTTGCTGGAGAAGATAGAATACAAAACGTTTCTAATTCATTTAAATTTTTAACTGACGGCAATGCTCTTGCTGGTATGGAATTTGGAACAGTAACTGATGGTACTTGGCAAGGTACAGCTATTGCTAATGCTTATGTAGCTAATTTACCAGCAAGTAAAATTACAAGTGGAGCTTTTGATATGGATAGGCTTCCAACTAAAGATGAAGATGATATGTCTTCTAATAGTGCTAGTCATGTTCCTACACAACAAAGTGTTAAAGCATATGTAGATTCTCAAAGTGGTGGCGCAGTATCAGCAGTAGCAAATGGTTCAGATAATAGAATAGCAACATTTAGTAGTTCAACAGCTTTAAATGGAGAAGCTAACCTTACCTTTGACGGAACTACTTTACAAATAAACAACAGACTACACATGGATGGTTCATCTCCATTTATTTTAATTGAAGAAAGTGGAGTAACAAATACACCTGAATTTTGGTTTGGTGTAGACGGAGGTAATTTAAGTATAAGATTAAACAATACTGGTACTTATCCATTGCAAGTAATTACTAATGGTGAAAATAATGCTGTAAGTAGTATTAATCTTGGTTATAATACTACAGTTCAAGGTAGTGTTACCGCTAATTCTCTTGACATATCTGGAAATGTAGATGTAGACGGAACATTAGAAACTGATGCACTTACTATTAATGGAACTACATCAGTTGCCTTTACAAGTTCTGACCATAGTAAATTAGACGGAATAGAAGCAAGTGCTACTGCAGACCAATCAGCTGCTGAAATATTAACTGCTATTAAAACAGTAGACGGAAGTGGAAGTGGCTTAGACGCTGATACATTAGACGGATACGATTCATCAAGATTTTTTAGAAGACAAGGAAGTGCTTCTGCTACAGTAGGTCCAGGTTGGATGACAGTAGCTACTAACACAAGCGGTAGAAGAGCTGGAGAAATATTAGTTACAGACGGAGATTCTGGGGACCACGGATTTATTAGAATACATTGGTTAAGAAGTTATGCTGATAGCAATTTTACAGTAATTAATTGCGGTGGACATACTAATAGAATAACTGGTGTTAGAGTATTAAGTCAAGATAGTGATAACACTTATGGAGAAAAAGTTCTTCAAGTTTATGTAACAGTAAGTTCTTCTTATGAAGCTAAAATATTTCGTATGGGAGATAATAATCATTACTCAGACCATACAATACACACACCTACAATAGAAGATACTATTAGTGGTTTTTCTGTGCACGGAAATGCGTTAACAGATTTAAATACTTATGGATTTGCACACGAAGAAGGTATCTATGGTGGATTATTAAAAGCTGCTGGTAATTTAACAGTAAATGGTTCATCAGATTTAACTGGTAGAGTAACTATTACAGATAGTGGAGCAGATGGATTATTAATTAATAATGATACTGGAGCTACCTCTAATAGTGCAAGAATATTTTTTGAAGGTTCAAGTACAAGTGCAATATTTCAATCGGGTAGTGCATTAAGTTTTAGGAGCGGAGCAACAACTGGTGCTAGTAGTGGTACGCAACAAATGTATATTAATTCATCTGGACTTACAGTAACAAACAATCTTACTGTTACTGGAGCTTCTACGTTTAATTATGGAGCAGTATTTAATGAAGATGGAAATAATTCAGATTTTAGAATAGAAGGTGACACACAAGCAAATCTTTTTAAAGTAGATGCTTCAGAAGATAAAATTGGTATAAATGAAGGTTCTCCAAGTTATAAACTTGATGTAAATGGAGATTTAAGAGTAGTTGGTAATGGCGACCACATGATTAGATTTACTAGAAGTGGTGCTGATGTAGTAAGTATAGAACAAGATAGTTCTCAATTATATTTTTACAATAGAACAACAAGTAAAGTAATGTTTCTAATGTCTGAAACTGGTAGTGCAAAAGTAGGTTATAATAGTAACCCTATTTTTGAAATAAGAAACACAGGTACTAGTGCTGGTAATGGTGGAAGTCTAACATTTGGGCATAATCAAGATAGTTCAACAACAGCTATGGCAAGAATATCAGGTTATCTTGTAGATGGAAGTTCTGGAGGTAGAGCTGGACATTTAAGATTTTGGACTTCAAGAGCTGGTAGTGATGAACTTGCTATGCAATTACAAAATGATAATAAATTAAGATTATATCAGCCAGGAGATACAAGTGATTATGCGGAAATGTATGTAGATGATGATAGAGTACATTTTCATGCAGCATCTGGAAATTATCATAGATTTACAACTGACCATGGATTAATAGAATTAGGACCAGCTAATAGTGGTTGGGGACATATTAATACTGATAGAAGCAAATTTTACTTTAATAAACAAATTACAGTAGATAGCGGTATTATTACTTCGTATGATGAAGATTTAAGTTTAAGAAGAACAGATGCTAGTGCTGATAGAATAGATATTACAGCAGACTATACAAGAGTTATTGTAGATAATAATGAAGAATTTAGAGTAGATGCTGGTGGAACATTAACTAGTGGGCAAGTTAGAACAACAAATGAATATCAAGTAAATAGTAGTGGAACAACTATAAGAAGATATGTAGACGCTTGGAGCAATGCTCAAACTCACGATGTTGTATATAATGGTTATGGAACTAATCTTGGTGATTATGTATATTTAAAAGCAAGTGGTAATGGTACTGCTGGTCATGGTATGGCTGTGGTAGCAGATAATGTATTTGCGGTAGGAGATTCAGACGTTGAAACTGGTTCTATAACTAACAGTGTTACTGCTCCTATGACAGATACTTGGCTTACTATTAATAATAGTGGTAATGCAGTATTTAAAGGTAGTGTTACAGCTAACGGGAATAAACCAGTTATGACTGAAAATGGTAGTTGGTTTGGAGACTTGGGAAGCAATGGATGGACTAGAGTATTTACTTTAGATAATGGTGGTGGAGTAATGTCTTGGGCATTAAAGAATAATCAAATGTCTACAATTATAGATGGTAGTCATTTTGCTTATGAAGCTGGTACTAATCAAGGTGGAGGTTTTTATAGTAGTTCTGATAGTAGTTATGCTAATGCTACGGGTATTGTTGCAAGTGGTGGAACATTATATGTTAAACAAGCAGATGGAAGTAATGCTAGTTTATTTTCTACTGGAGATATAATTTGTAATTCAGGTTATATATCTGGACAAGGAAATGATTTATACTTAAGAAGAACTACCAATAATGACGATAGAATGACTATAGAAGCTTCTGAAATAAAATTTCATACTGATGCAGTAGAAAGATTAAAAATGGGGTCTGCTGGTATAACTATAAGTAGAAATGCAAATCCAAATGCCGATACAAATATGGCAATTAATTTATCTGGTAGTTATGGAGGAGGTATTCACTTTACAGATACTAAACATAGTGGTATATGGTGTTTAGGGAGTGGAACTGAAATGCATTTTGGTGTAGGTGGTTCAACGTATGCTGGATTAAGTAACGACCAAGGTTTATTTATGATGCATGATAATGGAGATTTTCACGCAGACGAAGATGTTATAGCTTTTTCTAGTTCAGTAGGTTCAGATAAAAAGTTTAAAAAGAATATTAAAGATACTTCTTACGGGTTATCTGATGTAATGAAAATGAGAGCAGTAGAATATGATTGGATTAAAAAAAGAAAAGGTAAACACGATATAGGTGTTATTGCTCAAGAAATAGAAGAAATTATACCAGAAGTAGTTCAAGATGTAAAAAGTATTGGTGGTTCAGAAGGAACACACAAAGTAGTAGATTACGGTAAATTAGCTTCCGTATTAATAAAAGCTATACAAGAACAACAAGTTCAAATAAATGAACTTAAAACTAAATTAGGAGAATATAATGGCTAAAATAATAGCAGAAAAAGCGGTAGCAGAAGCACCTTCGTCTAAAAATGTTGAAATTAAACACACTAAAGTAGTAAAAGATGCATCTGGCAAAGATGTAACTATTATTGACTATAGCGAAGTTAAAGGTGTTGATGTAGCAATAGCAGACGCAGAAGAACAATTAGCAAGAGCAGAAGCACAAGTTACTGAACTTAAAGCAGACATTGCTGAATATAAAAAAATTAAAGGTTAATTAAATGGGCGTTACAGTAGGAAGTACTAATGTAGGATTGTTTAGTAATGGTTCAGCGGTAGGTGAAGCTACTGTTGTTCAAGAAACGGCAAATATTAGTTTAAAAGGATTATCTACTGGTGGCGAAGGTATGACCTTTGCTAACGATGGTGGACCTGGAGATGAGTTTGATAAAATTGGAGGCACTAATAGTGATTTTCAATCTACTCAACAAAACATTACAGCAGCTCAAACATTGGCTATAGAACAAGCTCCGTATAAAATGTCTGAACTTATAGGTGGAGAACACGTTGCTGGTGGAGGTCCTGGTCGATGAAGGGATACGCATATGCAGCAAACTATACAATTAAAGAAGATTGCATTATAGATGAAGCTACTGGGTGGGATGTAATGTCTACTTGGGAAACTCCTATTATGCAAAAACACGCTGATATTGTATGTGCTAATGGTGGACATATATTAGAATTTGGTTTTGGTATGGGAATTAGTGCTGGTTTAATACAAGAAAAAGATATTGAATCACATACGATTATTGAAATAAATGACGGCATATATGACGCATTAGTAGAATGGGCTAAAGATAAACCTAATGTAATACCAGTTAAAGGCGATTGGTATGACGATATACCTACTGATAAAAAATACGATGGTGTATTTTATGATGGTTTTGGTGATATGATAAATAAAAGATATTTTCCTACCAGAATAATGCAACATTGTAAAGAAGGGACTATACTTACTTGGTATAATAATTTTTTACAAGAAGAAAGTCAGTATGACGGAGTACAAAAATACATTAAAAAAGTACACGAAATACAACAATTTGAAAGAAAGAGTAGGATAGATTTTGAATCAGTTAATTTAACAATACCTGAAAAAGCTAGAGTAGATTGGTACTTAAAAGGCGAAGGTAATACTTATTATGCACCTAAATTAATTGTGGATAATAATGATTTAAATTAATAAATTAAAGCACTATTAATAGTAAATAAGGAGAAACAATGGCTAAAGAAAAAGAAATAGCAAAAGAAGTAGTTCAAGAACCTATCAATTTAGAAGAACAATTGAAGGTAATTGAATCTCAAATTGCTGAATTGCGTGGAACACACAACTACATAAATAGTCTTTTACAACAAGGCTTTAAAGTGTTGCCACCAGCTGAAGCTGAAAAATAGAAAAGAGGGGGGAGTTAATTCTCCCCCACTTTAACCTTTAGATTACGGAGATAACATGGAAGTAGGAAAAGACACTAAGTTTAGTCTTACAATTGAAACAGCAATTAGTATTCTAGTTTCTGTTGGTATGGTTATTGGTATGTGGTTTACTCTTCAAGCGGATATTGAAGAAGCAAAAGAACTACCAGTTCCAGAAGTGGGTCGTACAGAATATGATTTAAAAGACCAAATGATACGAAACACCATCATAGAAACGCAAAAAGATGTAACTGAAATGAAGGAAGAGCAAAAAGAAATGCGTGATGATGTCAAAAATATCGAACGTATGATGATGCAACAAAACTAATGAGGTACAGAGATGAACTTATATTATGGTATTTTATCGTTACTTGGTTTGCTGTTGTGGCTTACGCCATTACACTCACAAGGTAAACTAAAAGATTTACAACAAATACAATTACTTAGTCAAAATGAATGTGTAATTGTTCAAGTAAATGCAGACTGGAACGCAAGAGCTTCTATTAATTTGGATAAATACGGCAAAATCAAAAATTGTAATTGGTTTAATGCTAGTATTGATAACAAAGAATATGGAGCAATTATAGCGGCTGAATGGAAAATTCAATCAGTTCCTACTATTATTATGTTTGAATACGGTAAAGAAATAAAGAGGTTTGAAGCTGGGTTATCTTTTAACTTAGATGAAAAATCTATAATTGAACAAATTAAAGATGAAATTGATGAAATGATGTTAAGGAGATTTGAATAATGTATTATTTAAGTAAATGGTATAAACAAATATTAGGCTGTCTATTGCTAGTAGGTACTTTATCAGCACAAGACTTCTTTAAATTTAGCACTATATACGGCGCATATAGCCTTAGTAGCCCAATATCTAAAGAATTGCAATACCAAGTAACAGGTGGGCAATTACAGGAACTACAACAAGAGTTAGATGACAATTCAGTTATGACTTTTGGTATTAGAAAATTAGCACGATTTGGGTATGAAAATAAACCTGAAGTGTGGTATACTGGTAAAGAAGCACCTATTAATGAAAGCGTTGCTATTGGTAATGTTCCTACTGGTTGGGAATATGTAATTGAATATTCAGACCATAAAGAGTTTGAAGAAGAATTTACAAACCAACAATTTATGCTTAGATATATGGGAAGTAAATTTATCGCAAAAGCTAATTACGATTTTAGAGGATTAGAAGATGTAGAGTTCGCAGCTTTAGATATGCGATTTAAAAAAGATTTTGGTAATCTTGCTTTATCTATGGGTGTTGCTGGAAGAATGCATCCAGCTTATTTAGACTTTTTACCTATTGATTTATGGTGGGATGAACAAGGTATAGATACTAGTGAATATATTCCATTTTGGGAATTTGCTTATTTCTATGGATATACAGATTCTTTTGAACAACAATTTACTCAATACGGATATGAATTTTTTGATTATCTATGGTGGGATGCTGAAGGAAATCTTGTAGCAACTACTGATGAAGAGTTTTATACTCAAGTATATGGAGAAATTGTTAGAGAATATAACGAAGAATACGCTAGAGATTTAGGGTATCAAAACGAATTAAGTTTATCAGTTGGTGCAGATTATTACAGATATATGCCTAAAAACTGGTTTCACTTTTGGGCTACTGCATATCCAGTAACAAAAGGTATGTCTGATTATTCATTTAATTATGACGTAGCTGAAAATGGAATGGATTATGACTTAGGTTTAGTATATGGATGGAAACTTACTGACAAATTTGGTGTTTTCTTAGAAGGAAGATATCTGAATATGTACGATGTACAAAGTTATGAGTCTAAAGTTGGATTTAATTGGTTAATTTATTAAGGAGATGAATATGTTATATTTTGGATTAGGAATATTAGCTGGACTTTCATTGCACTACCTTATATGTTCTTATGGAGCTTGTCTTCGTAATTGCGAGTGTAGTCAATGGAAAGGTTTAAGATAATGCCAAAGCTAAACGTAGTAACTAATATTATCGATAAAGTAGCTGGTCACGTAGACAAGTTTACTTTAGATAAACAAGAGAAAGCTGAGTTAATTGCAGAAATTAACAAAGCACAAATGGAAGTAAATAAAGTTGAAGCAGGACACACGTCTATGTTTGTAGCGGGCTGGAGGCCCTTTACGGGCTGGATTTGTGCCACTGCGTTAGCTTATCATTATATATTACAACCTTTACTTACATTTGTTTTATACAGCTTTGGCAATGAAGTAGTTTTACCTACATTTGATATGGGAACTTTAACAACAGTATTACTTGGGATGCTCGGTCTTGGAGGAATGCGCAGTTTTGAAAAGGTAAAAAGAAGTGCCTAAAAGAACAGTTACATTAAATAGTTTTGAAAAAGGCTTAGATAGTAAAAGCTCTCCTAAGGATTTAAGTGAAGGTTTTTTATCTGCTGCTACAAATGTAGATGTTAGTGCTGTTGGTAGAATTACTACTTTAGGTAGTTTTAATAATGATTTAGATGCGCAAACTAATTTAAGTGGGATAGCTAATTTTGAACCTGGATATGGATTATTTAGAATTAATATAGATGCTCCACCAGAAGCAAGTGGTGCAGCTGGAGAATATTTAGTCCATACTGACGGCAATGGCGAAGTCAATATTGGAAACAAAGATGTAGGTTTTAATACTTGGAATGGAGCAGACTTAGGAAGTGATACTGATAACTGTAAGCCAGTATATTATTATGCAGATGGTGGTTTGCGTATTGCAGATGCACATTTTGGGAATACCAATAATGAGCAAATTGCTTTACAAAGATTAAAAAGAACAGAAGCAGCTACTCCTTATAATGCTCTTTCAGAGCAAATGGATTTAATTGACGGTGGATTTCCTGGACCATTAAATGCAGATTTTGAAGACAGCGATGCTAAAGATTGTGTGGCTGCAGCTAGTGGAGCAGAAGACGGAGAAAATCCTAGTTCTGACTTTTTAGTACAAACATTGCCTAGCGGAACAGATGGGTTGTGGCCTGCAAGTACTTATGCATTTGGAGTAAGTTATGTTTATTATGGAAACCAAGAATCGTTAGTATCTACTGGATTAACAAATATATCAGCAGATGGAACTATAACTATAGGAGATGGTCAATTTCCAAATATTAGTGTTTCTATAGGAGAAGGTGATATTAAGTCAGATGAAATACAAGGAATGAGAATTTACTTAAGAGATAATAACAACCCAGATGATGAATGGACTTTATTATTAGACATAGATTTTGAACAAGGTTCAAGAATATCTTTAGCGGATGAATTTGACCCTTTGGTTAGTGTAAGTAGTGATACTTATTTTGTAACAAGCGATTCTAAAAATGTAAATGCTGACAATAGAGCTTATGCAATAAAACAACCAGGTCTTGATACATACGCTACAATAAACGGGTATAATACAGATGAAAAAGAAATTACTTTTAATGGAAACAGCGCTTATGGATATAAAACAGCGGTGGTAGCAAATCAAAGAGCTTTTGTAGGAAATGTTTTATATAAAGACTCTGTTGGAGAAACTAGACAAATGGGAGACAGAATACAATATACTCCTGTTAGAAAATATGATATATTTCCTCAAAGTTATTATTTAGATATTGGAACAAATGATGGAGATGAGATTGTTAAACTAATAGAATTTAACGATAAACTATTTGTATTTAAAAAGAATAAATTATTTATTATTAATATTGCTTCAGGTTCTGATGCTGGTTGGTATGTAGAAGGAGAGTTTTTAAATAGAGGAGTTGAACATCCTGGAGCTGTAACAAAATCTGATATAGGAATAATCTGGGCAAATAAAGATGGATTATTCGCATTTGATGAAGAAGTAAGAAAGCTATCTACGACTATAAAAGACACAGATTGGAACAGTGCTATTAGTTCTAATGTTATAGTAGGATTTATACCAGTGAAAAATCAAGTAGTTGTAGTTAATGATTCAAGCGATGAAACTCCAGCTGGATATATTTATGACTTACAAACAGGTTCTATTGTTCAAGTTGACCACGAAAGTGTACTACATAATGACAAAGTAAGTAATTTTGTTATATTTGATGACAAACTTTGTTATATGGAAGAAGATGGAAATACAAAATATTATAACCCAGCTTCAGCAGCTCAAACTAATTTAGTAATTGATACTGGAGAAATTGATTTTGGAATGCCTTCTACAGACAAAAGGTTTTATAAGGTATATATAACTCATATAGGTGGAGATAATATGCAATTATTTGCAGATTATAATGGAGCTTCTCCTGGAACTAACGATATTTTTGATAGCAACGACTTTAGTAGTAGTAGCGCTTTAACAACTCAAGAGTTTAAAGTAACAAGCCCAACAGATAAAAAGTCTATTACATTAAGAATTACAGACGATGGAAGCAATTCAGTACAGTCAGATTTTGAAATACAAGATATATCAATCAACTTAAGAGCAATGGGGCAAAGATAATGTCATTAGTAAGAGGAAGAAGAATAGCGGGTACAAATAAACAGGTTAAAAAAGGCGCAGTGGCTAAATCTGATTTAAAAAATGGTGAAGAAATGATACAATACCATAATGGAAGACTTAAAATTATAAGAAAAGAATTTGGAAAAATGTTTGAACTAGAATTTGTTCAATCAAAAGGAAGAGCTGAAGATAAAGAATTAAAAACATTTGCTAAAAACTCTGATGTAAAAAAACCTCAGAAAGATGCAATTAAAATTATTAAAGAAGGTGTTAGATTATCTAAAGGTAAAAAAACTTATTTTGCAATAGCAGAGGAAGCTGATTCTGCTCTTGAATCTGGAGAAACTCAACTAATAACATCAGGAGCTAATGCAGGAAAGATGTTGATACCGTAATGAATAAAGTTTTAAAGAAAGATATTGACAAGAATAGAGGTAATTTTGTATTTTATAATGGTGAAGTACATCAAGACATTCTTGCTAATTTTTACCCTAATATTAAGAGGAGAAACAATGGGCGTAAATAACAATCAAATTAAAGGATTAATTAAAGATGTTTGCGTTCAGATGGGAGAAAAATATGCGCAACCTAAAGCATTGGATATTGTGTATGCAACTGGACTTGTGGAAAGCAAGTACGAATACATTGAACAGATTGGAGAAGGTCCAGCAAAAAGTTTCTGGCAAGTGGAACCAGAGACTGCTGTGGACAACTGTATTAACTTTATATCGTTACGCCCTGAACTTCTTCAAAAGTCTGCAGATATTCTTAATATCGACCCTTATTATTTTATTGACGCTAACATTGATGATTGGGACTGGATTCTTCGTACTAATGTTGCTGCTGGTATTTTGCATTGCAGAATTAAGTACTGGCGCGTACCAGAGCCTATCGAAGATGGGAATATGGGACTTGCTAAATATTGGAAAGAACACTACAACACAGAACAAGGAGCAGGAACTGTAGAGCATTTCTTGCACTTAACGGAAGGTAAATTATAATGTCAAGTTTTTATACAATGGTTAACAGACTGAAAAACGAGCAGCAAGTAGAAGGTGCTGAACTAAAATCTTTATTAGGTATTGACGTAACACAAGAAAGCCAAAACATTAAAGCCGCTCAAAGAACTTATCAAGAACAAGTTGAAGAAGCTGAAAGACAAATGGCTAGAAATCAAAGAAAAAGAAGCAAAAGAGGTCTTCTCGGAACACTTTTAGGAACAGCAATTTCTTTTGCTAATCCTATTGCAGGTATGATAGTAGGAGGAGTTGCTTCTGGTCTTGGTAGAGAAAGTGTTAAGCCTTACTCTGGAACAATAATGAATACATTACCTGGAGGTAAATTTCATTCAGAAGCAAGAAAAGATTTAGCTTCATCTATTGATTCAACAAATGCTTTCATATCAGACGCAGCAGCTGGACAAAGTTTATTAAATTGGACAAATGCATTGGGAGATGCAACAACAATTTATCAACTTGGACAAGAAATACCTAACATTAAAGAAAGTTTTCGTGATTGGGCTGTAGGAAAACCTACAGGAGGGAAACTTGATGCTGCTGGAAATGTAGTTGATGTTGAGTATGAAGGTGGAATGTCTAATAAATTTAGAAAAAGAACGTTTAAAGGTAAATTTGGTGATAGGATGAGAAAAAACCAATTAACGGGATATAAGAAAGAATTAATGAACGAACAATTAAGACAAGCACTATTAGGAGAAATTTAAAATGTCTATGTACGACCAAATATTAAAACAAATGCAAGGAAGTTTTATGCAAAACAATCCTCAACGCTTTGGCAAACCAGGAGGTTTTACAAATCAAAGCTTTAATTTTAACGACCCAGGCATTATTAAGCCAGGCGGTGGTGGAGGAAACACTGGAGGCGGAAACCAAGGAGACGGTATGGGCGGTGACACTGGCGGCGGAGATAATAATGTCGGCGGTTCAAACATTATACCTGGACAAACTGTTTATGGAGGTCAATACCAAACTCAATTTGGAGCAGGAAGCGGTAATACTTTATCTGACCTTTTAAGCGGATATGGGTATGGAGAAGGTTTTTTAACAGACCCTGGCGCAAGATTTGGATTTGGAAAAGATACTGACTATGGTAAATATTTTGGAACATTTGACAAAGGAGCATATGATGATGCTTTAGCTTCATTAAGTGCACTTCAAGAACAAAAATTTAAAGATATTGGTCAACAATATGAATATGGAAGAGGGCAGTTGCAGGGAAGTTTACAAGACACTTTACTTGAAATGATGGGAGAAGAAAGTGTTAGTGGACTTGTTGGAGGTAGAGCTGGAGCAAGAAGAGGTATGACAAGAGAGCTTGGTCAAAGTAAATTTAGCGATTTAGGAAGACAGACTGAAGCTAAATATGGAGCAGCTCAAGAACAAACAGCAAAACAATTAGGTATGTTGGAAGGAACTTTAGCTGACTTTATTGCAAGACAACAAAACATTGCTTTAAATATAGAAATGTCAGACCCTACTATGACGCAATCTGGAGGAGCTACTACTTGGAAGGATATGCCTAAAGGAAATCCTATGACCGCAGACCAGCTTTCTGAATATAGAGGAATGTTTAGTGATTTGCCTAATGCAGAAGCAGCTTTTAATAACTTTGTTTCTTTAGCTCATAGCAATTTAACATCAGACTACTTACACGAATTAGCTCAAGCTATATACAACCAATATCAAACCGAATCAGAATCGGGAGGCGGCTAATGGCTAGAAACCCACTATACCCAAGAACAGCTGGAGAAACAGCTGTAGACAGATTTTTAAATGACACTTTGCCTAGACTTATTCAAGCTAGGTCCGACCGCAGAAGAGAAGACGAAGCTTTAGAATATAAAAAACAACAAGATTTAATTCAAAATACTTTAAGTAAAGAGTCTTTAGATTTAAGAAAAGAACAAGCTTTAGACAGTTGGATAGGTACCCAAAAAGATGACTATAAATCTATTTATGAGTCTGCTGAAGAACAATGGTTACTAGGAAATGAAGGCAGAGGTGATTCTATATTACAAGCGGGATATGATGCTATGACTTTAGACTTTACGAAAAGAGGTATAAATATAGATGACCACATTACAACATTTAAAATTGACTTAGACACTGGTGCAAAAGTAGCTAAAGATTCAAATCTAAGAAAAGAGGTGTGGGGCGGTTTAACTAATCCTGCATCTACTAAAGAAGATATTAATTTAGCAGTTACTAAATTTTATCAAAACCAAGACGCTTTTCCTGTAGGAAGTAAAGTAAATACAGATATTATTGATTTCCTTGATGAAAAATCTCTTTCTCAAGACCCGAAATATGCAGGTTTAGCAACAGCAGCATTAGATGCAACAGTTTTCGGTAGCTTGGCGAAATACGGAAAAGAGGTAAGGAAAGATTCTTTCGAGACAGACCCAGATGGCGTAAAAAAAGTTAGAGACACATTTAAAGACGACCAGTCATATGCATTGATGTCTGCTAAACTGGCTGGTAAAACGATAGGAAGTCCAGAATATAATGCGGTTAAAACAGAATTAGACAATATGGTTAAAGCTAGATACGAAAAGACGTATAGAGAAGCCAATAAGAATAAGCGTCAGGAATATCTATTTAATGTTAGGAACGAATTTGGTACACCTGATTTAATGAGAACTCAAATGGGCAAGATGGGAACTCAAGCTCAAGATATGATGGTTAAGGACGGGTTTTATGTTTTTTCACAGCGAACTCTAGTAGACTATGAAGCCGCAGGTTTTGGAGATTATCACAAAAAAGTTGTTGAAGCGGCAGAAAAAGGAACATTAGAAGCACTTAAGCTAGAAAACCCAGCTAAATTTCAAAGTTATCAAATGCTTTCAAGGAAAGCAATTAAAGCTGATATGCTTGAATTTGGTTATCTTGAATCAGCTCTTGATAGACAATTCCCTGGATTAAAAGGCGATATTTCCGACAAAACAAAAAAAGAAACAGAAACTAAATTAACTCCAACGGAAGATGAAACATTTTTTAAAAATGCTGGTTACGAATTTAATCAATCTGAAATAATGGAACAAAAAGAATCATTGAAAAATTTAGGTACATTAGTAGATGATGACGGAAATGAAATTAATCTAGGAGATTCGACTGTGTCAAATGACGTTTTAAAATACTTACTTGACTCAGGGTTGGTATTAGATAACAATACTATAGATGTTGAAAGAATAAAAGGCATTATAGCTGAACAAGAAAACATTAAAGATACTCCTGGAGAAACATTACCTAAGAAAGATGCTCAAGTAGACCAAGTAGACCAAGACGCTCAAGTAGACCAAGTGGACCAAGTAGACCAAGTAGACCAACAAGTAGATGACTCAGTTGAGGTAGAAGAAATTGATACAGATTTAACTGTTACTTCTGACGTAGTATCAACATATGGAGCGACAGAAAGTCAACCAGATGCAAATATGAGACAGCAAGAGCTTGTTCAAATATACGGAGACCCAGATGAAATGGAAGCTGCTTTCTTGGAAAGAAGAGAACAAACTCCTATAGGATATATGGGAGAATTTGGTAGAGGGTTTAAAAATGTTGGATTAAGATTAAGTAATGCTTTTTGGGGTGAAAGAAATAATTACGTTCAGTATTTAACTATGTACGGTAAAGAAAATAAAAACCGAGGAGTTACAATTAATAGCCCTGAAAAGGATTGGGAGTATACATCTGGACCGCTTTATCAATTAAATAAAAATCTTTTGTCGGTCAAAAAAGTCCAGGACAAAGGCGTTGAAGGATACCCTGGGCAGACTCAAGAATCTAAACAGAAAAGTTATGACCGAAACCTTTCAAGCGCAAATAAAAATGTAGATACTCAGAGAAAAAACGTTGAGAAAAAGATATTAGAACACGAAAACAAATATGGTGTAAATTTATCACTTATCTTTAATTCAAAAACTGGTTTATATGAAGTAAAATTAGCTCCTATGATGAACGCTGAACAACAACAAATGTTAGCATCAGGAAGTATCTAATATGCCTCAAGATAACATAATCAAAGGTCTGTTTGACGATGAACAGATTGTAGGAAATCAAATAATTGCTAATCAAGGAAATGTAGTCTCAGGTCTTTTTGATGATGACGAAGAAAATAATAGTCTTGCAAAAATCACTGAAGACCTAACTCCAGAAGAGGTAGAATCAGAAAAAGAAGGTTTTTGGGATTCTATGCCATTGGTTTATAAACAAGCTTATAATGAATCTTTAGGCGGAATGATGCACGAAATAATGACTGGAAAAAAGTATTATGATATAAGTGCGGCACCTCCAAGTATGAAAAGAGATTTGGCTGCAGGTCTTTTATCTTTCTTTGCCTCAAAGGAAGACTTAGGTTTAATGGCTGCGACTCTTGGAACAGGAACGATTGCTAAAGGAGTTGTTCAAAAAACTGCTGGTAAACAAATTGTTAGTGCTTTAAGTAAAAAAAGAGCATCGACTGTTTTAACAAGAGGCGGAAAACTTTCAAAAGAACAAGCTAAAGAAGTTATTGATGATGTTGCTAACATAGGAATACAACAAGCAACTCTTTTAGGTGCTCACGACGGATTATATAAAGCTGCAAGAGAAGTTAGAGATGATATTATTATGTCTGGAAATGACGAAAGACTTAGGGAGAAAAAAGAATTTAAAGGAAAGGAAGGAGCTGAACTTTGGGGCGCTGCAATGAAAGAAGTCTTAAAAGTATCAGACCCTAAAGATTATGCTAAAGGTTTTGGATTGGGAATATTAGGTGGTACGGCTAGAACTGGTAGATGGTTTTTAAGAGGACCTCACACAAAGGGTAGTCAACCTGCTGGATTTATGTTTGAAGGGCTTGCTTTTGGAGCAGCTTCTCCAGTAGTCTATGAAGGAAGAGCTCCAGGCCTTTCTGATATTATTATGTCTGCTGGTATAGTTGGTGCATTAAGTCTTCCAGGCTCAGTAACTCAAAAAATTAGAGGAGCTCATCAAGGAAAATTATCAAAAGAATTTGATAAAGCATTTGAGAAAAAAATGAGAAAAGAGGTAGCTGAAGAGTCAGCTAGAAAACAAGCAATTTCAATGGTTCCTTTAGTTGATGAAGCTGGCCCTGTTATTAAAGGAGTAGATGTTGCATTAGAACAGAAATTAAAAGACGCTGGTAAAAAAGGACCTATACCGAAGACAGAATTAAATTCTAGAAATTTAGACATAGTTCCAGATAGTATAAAATGGAAAAAAGATGGTACAGTTACTTTTGATGTTAAGGTGGGAAGAGGTCCAGGTAAAGGTCCAGGTAGTAAGCCAGCTGTAATTAGGTTAGATGCTAAAAATTCAATGAAAGTTTTAGAACATTATGTTGAAGACCCTAGAGCTTATAGAGAGCTTGTAAAAAGACAAGGACCTACAAAAGGGAAGAAGTTTGAAAAAGTTAGACTAACTAAACTTATAGAATCTTGGGAGAACAAATCTAAAGGTATTGGTTATGGAAGAGGATTTAAAGGAAAAAGTAGGGAAGGACTTACTAAAAAAGATTGGGACGAAGGAATACAGTCTTTAATTAACGCTGGAAACACTAGACTTAAAAAATTATTAAATAAAAAAGGAGAGATTACTTCCAAAGACTTAACTCCTGCTGAAAAAGCTATGCTTGGTAGAAGAATTGATGATGCTAAACACATAAGACTTAGTTTAGAAAAATACTATCCAGAATATAATAAGCTATCATTACATAATCACGCTGCAGTTCCAAACTCAGAAAGAGGCGTTTTCTCTAAAATGTTTGCTTGGTTAAAACCAGGTTATGAAGCCGTAGATGATTTATATGCAAAAAAAGCTATTAGAATGCTTGAAGAAACAGATATGGGAGCTAGAAACAAAACTTCTGAAAGATATAGAATGTTAGATGAGCTCTTTGGCATAGCAGATAATGCAAGCTCTGCTAATAAAGCTTGGTTTAAAGACTGGTATTCTGGTGTTAATACTGGAGATTCTGCGTTTACTTGGTTTAGTACTATGGCAACAGAAGCCAGAAAATTAGACCCTGGAAAACAAAAAGCATTTTTTACCAAAGCTATGAAAGCTGAAGAACTTAAGCTTAAAAAATTAACAGGAGAAGCTCTTGAAAAACAACAATTAAAAGTAGATTTTCTTAAAGGATGGAAAAAATATACCGACAGTATATACGAAGACGCAAAAATGTCTGGTATTAAGGTTGCTTCTTATGTAGATTTTTATGTTCCTAATATGATAAGAAAACCAATATTAGATATTTTGTTTCAACCTATGAAAGAGGTTGATGATAAAATCTCTGACCTTTTAGGAGCGGGAATTGTTCCTAATATGGACGGATATAGTGGAGAACTGCAAAAAAATATTAACCGAGAAATTAGAGCAATTGTTGAGAAATTTGATAAAAAAGTAAAAGCTAAAGGTGAAGATAAAAATAGTTTTTCAGCAATATTTAAAAAATTGGAAGAACAATTTGCTCGCGAAGGAAGAAAACCAGATGAGTTTGAAGTCATTATGGCGATGAAACAAGGTTTTCATAATAATACAGAAAAAGTTTTTGCTCCACTTGAAAGGTCAAGAACGTTAGGAAAAAGCGGAATAACAACAAACGATTTTAACGCTACGCTTTTTAGCTCTGCTACCGAACTCTTTGAAAAAGATTTGGCTAGATTAGGATATGAATATACAGCAGGTTCTACAAAAAGAATAGAAATGGCTAAAGCTTTTGGAGCAAATTATGAATTTTTAAATCACCTTATAAGTAAAATTGACCCAACTAAAAAAATTGCAGGTATTAATTTCCCTGGATTTAAAGAAGGAAGATTTGAAATGAAAACGTTGGAAAGAACAGCAGTAGAAACGCAAAGAGATATTTTCCTTGGTGATGTAAATTTTAAAAATCCTTTATTAGCTTCTAAAATATTTCAGACTGCTGCTAACCTAGAAATGACATTTAAGATAGCTAGTGGTTTTGCTGTTATTCCAAATTTAACTCAGGTGATGATATCTTCTATGTTAAAAAGCCCTATGTCTGGAATGAAAGCTACTATTGATTTGGCTATAAATTCTTCTAAAGGAAACCAAGGAAGTATTCGTCAGTGGGTACAAGATTCTGGTTCGGTTATTATGTCTGCGTTTGACGATATGTTATCTTCAAATCCAAACCTTCAAACTGGTGCCGCAGCAAGACTTCTTGATAAAACTCCTACGGGAGAAGTTGCTTTTAAGCTATTAACAGGTAAAGGAGAGATGCATTATAGAGACGCTATTTCTTTTATGGCTCAAAAATCTGCAAAATGGAGTGGATTCCAAAAAATAAATCACATAAATTCATTAATATCTGCAGCAACCGCAGAAAATCTAATGGTTAAGTTTTCAAGAATAATTAAAGGAGATAAGACTGGATTAGGTATTTTAGATTCTATCGCCCCAAATCAGAGAAGAAAATGGGCTATCGACCAAATGAAAAAAATGGGAATTTCAGAAAAAGAAGTTTTAAAATATGGTGACAATATTATAAATAGAAAATACGATATGAACTCAGCTGCACAAAGAGCTTTTAGAAAGAAAGTTTTGAGAGGTATGACTAGTTTTGCTGTAGACACACAGCAACAAAGAAGTTTTATTAGAGACCCTTTTATTTTTAATGACCCTGTTTGGAAATCTATGTTTTTATTTAAAAGATTTGGATATAGACAAGCTCAGTTAGTTAAAAGAGAAGTTACAGAACAACTAGCATATGGAAATGTTATGCCTTTATTACAGTTAGCCGCAGGAGGTTTCCTTGGAGGTCAATTTGTTATGTGGGCTAAAGACCAATATCAGAGAATTTTAACTGGAGAAGAACAGTATTTTGGTAAAAGAAATAGAGCTAAATTGTTGACTATGGATTCTCCTAACGAAATAGGTTGGAATGACCTTGTTAATGCATACTCAAATGTTGGAGCTTTAGGTGTTTTAGGAGATGTTTTGTCAGACGAAGACCCTATGGACGCTGTTGACTTCTTTATTACTCCAGTAATTGCAGATGATATTTTTAGAATGTGGGATTCAGTAGGAGAAGTTTGGGATGGATATACTAAAGACTATGACTCTTTAAATACTTGGGATATACCTTTAAGAAAAGGAGCTAAAAAATTATCTCCTATGTTCGGTGGTATTCCTTCAAGATTTGTTAGAAAAGCATTAGAAACAGAAGAAATGACTAGAGATAGAATAATGGGATATAGAAGAGAACAAGTTGAGTATATTAGAGACCTTATACAACAAGGAAGAAGTAAACAAGCTTTAGAACAAATGAACAATTTTAATAAAACTTATGGATATTACGAAATAGAAAGACTGGGATTAGGATTTGACAATGAGGAAGGTTTAAGAATTGGAACTGCTCCACTTAAAGATGTAATCCCTAATAAATGGATACTTAGAGACGAATCTTATTTAGGATATCCGTCAATGTTAATAACACCAAAAGACTTTGCTCCTAATGTTATGTTTAACAGATATATAAAGAAGCTAGAAAAAGATGCTGGTGAAAAAGAAAGAACTTGGAGACCTTAATGAAAAAAGATATTATAGAAGTAATTAAAAATCAAAATCAAAATGTTGAAACTAAAAATTCTGAAGTTACAAAAGGAGCTTTAGACGAATATATGAAAACACAGCTTGCACTAGGTGTTGCTGGTATGGCTCCAGGATATGGAATAGGAGCTGACGCTACAGCCTTAATTCATTCTTTGGCAAACAAGCAATATGGAGACTCTTTATTAAATCTAGGAGCAATGGTTCCAGGTATAGGTATGTTTGCTGGAATTAAAAAAATAGATGATTTGAAATATCTTATGAAAAATACAGGTATGAGCGAAGAAGAAGCTATTGAAATTTTAAGAAAAAATCAAAAGACATCTAAAGCAGGCGATACAAGGGTTGTAGACGCTGACCCTGCAGAGATTAAACGAATGCAAGATTGGTACAAGGACCCAGGTTTAAGAAAACAGCAAGAGATGGCTGAAGAAGTTATACAAGAAGATTTAGATTTAATTAAGACCTTAAAAAATGAAAAAGGTTTTAACAGTAAAGATATAATTGATGTTATTAAAAAATCTAAAGAATAATTTAGAAAGGAACATCTTCCATAGGCTGAGCGTCACACGCTTCAGCCTCTTCTGGAGTATCATATAAAGTACAAGTATCTGGAGAAAATCCAACACTCGCTTTCCCAGTAGAACCATATCTATTTTTAGCAACTACTATATCTAATCCATACCTACCATTTTTAGCATTTTCAAAATCTACAGTCCAAGGGTAGTGTGTAAAAGCTACAATCTCTGCGTCTTGTTCTAAATTTCCAGATTCAGCAAGGTCACTAAGTTTTGGTATTCTCTCTGTTCTATACTCAATATTACGATTCAGTTGTGATACGAGAATAACTGATATATCCTCTGATTTACACAACCATTTATATCTTCTTGATGTATCACCAATTTTTAATCTTAAGTCTCTCATATCATTATTTGGATACTCGATAAGACCGATATGGTCATCAATAACTATATCTGGTTTTATACGACGTATCTCTCTAAAAGTTCCATCTAAATTTCGTATATTGTCAAACATAAATAGTCTGTCGGTATACTTTTCTTTAATAATATTTAAACTTTTTTCAATTGATTCTTTATTAGTGACTGCATTATGTCTTAACATATGATATGTTATACCATCTGCCTCCATAGAAATAAATTTTTTCATCATTTCAGTATTAGGCATTTCTCTGTTAAACATAACCACCTTTTTGCCAGACAACACAAGATTGCGCGCTATGTTTGCAACGGTTGTAGTTTTCGCATTTCCTGGTCGTCCAGCAAATATAGTGATTTCACCCCTAGTCATTCCAGATATTATGCTATCCAAAGCTTTTAATCCAGTAGTGGTAAGGTTTCTTTGGCTAAACAAAGAATCTTTTGTATCTTTTAATAATATATCTAAATCAAACTTTTGACCAGGCTCTAAATTTAATAATGATGTAGCAGTTTCTTGAACGCCTGCAA